CGAACCTGATGTTGGATCACCACTATTATAATATGTTCCATTTACCCCAACATATATCGCACCATTATCCATGTCTAATGCAAATTGAAATATATTACCATTTGCAGGTGCAGTAATAGTTAAATTTGAATTTGGATTTCCTAATGTTGTTGAGTTATATTGAAGAACAGTTGCTATACTTTCTGTTGGGTGCATATTATTTCCACCTGATCCGCCATTATAATTTCCTTGTGATACACTTTCAAAATCATGGAATACTGCAATTTTAGGATAGCCAGCTGCACTGATTGCAGTTATTTTAACTTCAAAATACCACTTGCCTGAAAAAGCTATTGGGAAAGTACAAGCAACATTTCCAGCATCACTACTTGTATTACCTGTGCTTACTACATTACCCTCTGTTAAATCTATGTTACTTCCTTTTAATAATGGAGATAATGTCATAAAATTATTGGTACATGTATCAGTAGATTGATCAACACTTGTTAAATTATTTACAGTAAAATTATTAGAGTTTCCTGATACATCTGCACCTAAACTACTTGCATTTTCAAAGTCTAAATAAAAACCATTCGTACCGAACGTGAGACCACTGACATCTTTTGGTTTCCAAATTCGTGGACTGTCAGAATCAAACTCTCCAAATGATGTTGGGTCTAGTTGTTGTCCATCAATAGAAACTATTTCTGCCATATAACCATCAAAATATGTACCTGATGGAGAGGCAGCTCTTGCACCAATAGTTGCTGAACCTGTTGTATGATTCCAAAGTGTATTTGAATTTTGTGATGGATAATTTTCTGTTGAAAATGAAGTTATTTGTGAACCATTATGATAAATTTTTACCCTATTGGAACTTGTGCTTTGTGTTGTATCTACTGCAAAAACTAAATGTGACCAAGCACTCGGGTCTCTAAAAACTTGATCTGTTCTAAATTCAAAAGTTTTACTTCCACTTTCATCATTTTCAAATCTTAAATCTCCACTTGTAAAAAAAGCTGATAAAATATCACTAGAAGCATCATTTCCTATTGAAAATAATCTTGAAGCTGGTGGTATTAAACTTAATTTAAACCACACACTTACTGTCCAAGTTTTTCTATTTCCTGACCCACTAAAACTTTTTGTTAAATTGTCTGAACTTCCATCATTAAATCTTAATGAGTTAGCTACATCATAAACTACTGGTACATTTTTAGCTGGATACAAAAAACTATTTATTGGCATTAACTCTCCAATACTGGAAATTCTGCTAGTGGTCTTGTTATTGTCCCGTCTTCTTGTCTTGTATATTCGTATAATGCTTTTAGTTCATCAACATTAGTACAAGCATTTATTTGATTTTCCATCTCATTTGATTTTGTTCTTACATCTGCTCTATAAGTTGTAATATTTTCAGGAACATTATAATCTTCAACCTCTGTTGCTTTTACTACATACCAATCTGTTGGTGCTAATAATCCTGATGCTTGCTGTTTTATAATTCTTTTTTTTATAGTTTTTAAACCATAGTTAATTACTTGATTGCCATCTTCATCTAAAATATTATTACCATCTTCATCTTTAGCATCTTCATCCTCTAATCTTTTTGGTGTAGCAGTTCCCCATGATCTTGTAACTTGATTATCTGCATAATTATATTCTTCATTTGTATTTATAAAATATTCTTCATCTTTTTTATTTGTTGAATCTGTAATTACTTCATAAATACCTATGGCTTCTTTTTCAGCTTTAGTCCATTTACTAAATATATCAGCAGGATATTGAGTATTATTTAATATAAATCCTTTAGGATTAGTAAATATTTTTGTAATAGATCCTGATTCTACTAATGCGTGCATAATTCTCCTATGATAATGTTAATGCTTGATTTCTACCAACTTCAATCCACTTAGATCCATTATATCTAAATACAAATACATCACCTAGATTAGCTGTTGTTGTTAATGTTGGGGCTGTATCTGAGGCAAATTCATATACAGCATTAAATGATAGAGTTCTTGAACCTGTTCCATCTTGTATCACAAGTATTGATATAAACTGACCAGTGGTACTATTAGTAGGAGCAGCTAATGTTCTATTACCACCTAAAGTTAATTTACATACATCTTGTGTTGAAGCATCCCAAGTAACTGTAGATTGATCTGTTAATGTAGCTTCACTATAGTTTAACTTAGCAGACGTAATTAAATCGTCAGCTATATCTGATGCTGTAAGTGCTTTTGCACTAGGTTCTTGACCAATATACGGCATATTACGTTATCTCCATTATTGACAGTGTTCCTGAAATTTTATCTGCAACTGAACAATCTATTCTAATTGCATCTGTAGTTTCTAGTATAACTTTACCACCCGACAGAATTTCAAGTGAACTACCTGCAGGAATATTAACATCTTTAACTAAAAATGATGTTCCGTTAGTAGCTGCTCTGCCACCTCCTGATGTATCACTAACTAATTCTACCTCTGCAGTAACTGCAGATGAATGTATATTAGCTAACACTAAACCAATTACAACCGTAGTTGTACTGCTTGGTGTTGTATACACTGTATATGGCGTTCCAGCTGAATTTGGTTCTGCTGCAAAAGTTACTACTTTAAAAGTATTTGCCATTATTTATCTCCTATTTACTTATATATTATATCGTTATTTTTAAAAAAATCAATATTTATTTTATCCTAATGCTATAGCTAAAGCTGTTGGATCATCTGTTGAAAATCCTGCACTAGTTAAATATGTTTTAACATCTGTTAATGCTACTTGTTTCATAGTGCCTGCGTCATTTGTGACTAATCTGTCAGCATCCGCTAAAGTTGTAGAAACAGCTGATGTATCACCATCCATTATATTTAATTCACTAGCTGTGGATGTTACACCATCTAATATATTTAACTCGTCTGTTGTAACTGTTGCACCATCTAATATTTCTAGTTCTGCCTCTGATATACCTGCAGATCCAATAGTTACTGTTCCTGCAAAAGTTACATTAGCCCCACTAAATGTCATAGCTGTAGTAGGTGTTGATCCTGATTTAATTACTAATTCACCACTAGAATTTGTTAAACTACCAAAAGTTGTGCCATCATCTTTTAGTGTAATATCTGCTCCACCAGCATCTAAAACTATATCTGTAGTTGCGTCTAACGTAATACTAGATCCTGAATCTATTTCTGCAATAACTGGTGTAGTTAAAGTTTTATTTTCTAAAGTATCTGTAGATACTAAAGATACTAAAGTTGAATTAGATCCAGCAGGTAATAATAATTCATTCGTTACACCTGCTGAGTGTGGTTGTGCTTTTACAATCTGACCATGAGAGTTAGACTCACAATTAAATTGTATAGCACCTGAGTTTGTATTACCTTTAACAGTTACATGACCTGTACCATTTGGTGCTAGTTCTAAATCTGCATTTGATGTAGTAACAATATCTTGACCATTCATATCAAGATCACCACCTAATTGAGGTGTAGTATCTTCAACTATGTTTGATATTGCACTTGATGTAGCAAGTCCTGATACAATTGCTGATCTTGCAATTTTTTTAAGTCCGCCACCTGAAGTATCTACTGCTATAAATACATCATCGTTAGCTACTGTAGATATTTCTGATAATGAACCTACTGCTATTGAATTAAAGTTTGTACCATCTGCAACTAATAAATTACCTGCAGTATTAGTACCCATAGTAATATCATCACCAGTAACTGTAAGATCTCCACCAACAACTACATCACTATTAAATGTTGCTTTACCTGCTTCACTACCATCAAGTGTAAGCATAGTAATATCAGAACTATTATCAGTTCCTTTAAATATAATATCTGAATCATTTGCAGCTGCATCAATTGTAATATTACCTGAACTAGTAGTTAAATTAACTGCTGCATCACCTGCTGAAAGATCATCTGCTGCCATAGCTGCTGCAGTAACACTAGTTTGAAAATAAGTTTTAAATGTAGCAGCACTTGTAACTCGCATAGTGCCACCATCATTATGTATAATACCATCACCATCAGCTACCGCTGTAGTTCCTACTGTAGCTCCACCATCTATTAAATTAATTTCAGCACCTGTAGCTGTAATATCTGTGCCATCTAAATTTAATGTATCTACATTAGCTGTGCCATCTATAAATAAATCTTTAAATTCAAGAGAGGAAGTTCCTAAATCTACATCATTATCTGTAATAGGTACGATAGCACCATCTTGTATTCTTAACTGTTGTACTGCTGAAGATGATACTTCAACATAAAATTCTAAATGATTATTAGTTGTATCAACTAATATTTTATTTAATGAGTCAGCATCTCTAAGTGTACTAATAGGTCCACCCTCACCTGCTGTTCCATCATGTGAGTGTCCTGTAGTTGCATGAAATGCAGCTAATACTTGGTTAAACTCATCATTACTGTGAGCAGCCGTAATAGTATCACCTGTTGTATAACTTGACTGTCGTGCCGAATAGCCTGCCATTATCTCCTTCCTCCTGGGGTAAATTCTAATTGAAATCCTTTAACTGAAAATGAATCTGCACTATTTTGATCATCTATTTGTAATGCCACTGCAAAACCTGATCCCTCTACTGATTGTCTTACTAATGGAACACCCGATGCATCATACAAAGAACTACCATATTTAGCAGCTCCATATTGTCCAGCACCTCCTACACTAGGTAGTGCAATCTTAGCTGGTTGTGGACTATTTTGATCATCATAATTATATCTAAGAGCTAAATTTGCATCAATTGATGTACCTTCACCTTCATAGTTTAAATTAACTCTTTGCATATATTTTCTTACACCTGGATCACCCATTACCATATCAGGTGATCTGTATACTGCTTGGATAGTTGTAGTAGTTGCACCTGTAGCAAATGTATTACCAGTTTCCATTTTGTAAATAAAACCGTCATAACCACCAAATACTTGTGTTTCAACATTACTAATAAAATCTGAATCTGTACAAGCTGGTTTAATACCCACTATATCTGCGTATTCAAATCCAATAGATCTTGTATTAGGATTAGTTTTTAATACACCTATAATACCTTTTGCTGATAATTGACCACCAGCATCTGTTGGATAAAATAATCTATATTGCGATTTTGATCTTATAACTACAGATGATATTCTATCTAAACCTATATCATCAATTCTAGTTTGTATCTGTCTAGATATAGAGCCAAGTTCAACGTCACCAATTCTAGCTGTACCAGCAATAGTTCTTAATCCATCAGGTGCTAAAAATATAACATCACCACCTATCTCTTGAATACTACCACCATCTCTACATCCAATATTTCTAGTAACTTCTTGAACAGCAAAATTACTTGATGATGTACCTGTTAATTTATAAATTCTATCTTCACAAAATATAATTAATTCATTTCTAAATACTTTCATTCCTACAACAGCTGAGTCAACTTTAAATGATCCTGCACCACTAGCTGATGTAAAATTATCTTCTGCAAATGGTACACTAAATATAACTTC